TCTCTGTGTCGTAAATCGTGCTCATCACCGGATATAACCGGCGCACCTAGATATTCATCTGGAAACTTTCCAAGAAACACAACCGCTATATTCTCGCCACGTTCTAACAGTTTACGGGCTGTAGCTTCGTTAGTCTCGGAACGTGAGAATGTAAGGGATAGATTGTTCGGCTTATTCTTAAAACGTTTGTAGAGTTTAGTATAATCTACGAATTGAACATCTGGAAAGTTTTGAATTAATCCATGATCTTCGAACGCGATATCGGTTGAACCATTCATTCTTATAACCGGTTCAAGATTCATGTTCCGCGCTTTGTTTACTAGTTTATCAATATGATATTCGGCTTCCGCCAAGAACGCGGTTGGGTTTTCTATCCAGTAACGTGCTTTGCGTTGGCGCGATAATCGGACGCTATTGGTGTCGTTCTCAATATCGGAAACCATTGCCGCTTGGCCACTATAATGGCCTAGGCATAAAGCGCGACAACCCGCACTAGATCCGGCGCACAAGTTAACGCCTAGCCCGTTGCGCTTTTCTGGTGCCATATAGTTAATCCCATTGAGTGCACCAAAAGATTTTCCTTTAGCGGCTTTGGCACTATCAACCGAAAAGAATTTTGAAAAGTATATAGCGGTTGTGGACAGTAGTTTGTTTTTCATTAGTTTGCCTTTCATTGTTTAACATAATTAAAATACTATGTTTTAAAACATAATGCAACAATAATATTTATTCATGGATTGGTTGTTTGGTTGTTTGTTTGGTTGGTTTGCTGGTGGCTTTGCGTCCTTTTACTTTTTTTTATAAGAGAGAGAATCCTTGCGTCCTTGCGTCCTTTTACTTTTTTTTATAAGAGAGAGAATCCTTGCGTCCTGGTTCGAGCGCACCAGCTTCAGAAAAGAAAAGGGCCGGAGCCCTTTCCCCTCACTCGTTCAGCGTCCTTATATAATTAAGAAGTTCGTTGCCGCTATCGAACCCGCGAGTCTCGTAGTATTCGCCAGGTTCATTCGGTCCTCGATCTTCGAACACGACTACGTGATACTTGTCGGCTTCGTATTGTTCAGTAACCTCCAACCGAAGTTCGAGCTTGTTTTCAGTACAGGCTGCGGGAATGGTGATATCGAAGCTAACGCTCATTTTACATCCTCCAACTTATAAGCGGCATATGCTGCCAAAACCGCAATACCTAAAATACACAACTCAATAAATAAAGGTAACGTGTCTGCCACTACGCTTGCCGATAAGACAAGCGCGGCACAGATAATAATACTTTGTAAAAATTTAAACATTGTTCCACCTTTCCAAGTATATTGTGGCAGGATACAACACCCTGCCACGATATACAATTAATTAATGTTAGTTTTCCTTTTCACCTAAAATATCCCATGTCCAATAATAATCATTTTTGAAACACAGCCCGCTTCCCTTCTTAACTTCAATATTAAACCTTTCATCTTTATCAAAAAAGGTTTGTGCGGCGGCGCAATGGTTTTCATTAACGTTTAAACTGTAATTGTATGGGACAAATATTCTTTTAACGCCATCCGTTGCGCTTATTCTGGCACCTGTGTAATTAGTTGCACCGTGATAACGTGTTCGTATTGCCGAGCATGTTAAAATATCTTTATCTCTCATTTTCTTCACCCTTCCCAAAAATCTCGCATAATACATACACAACTACACAATTTCCTATGATCACGAGTAGCATGTCTATCGGCGCGGCAATTCCCCACAATCGTTCCATCCCAACGACTAAGCTTAGTAGTCCAGATGCAAGTAAGAATAATATTCCGAAGTTTTTCATTGTTTCACCTTTTGATTTGTGGGGAAGCCGAAGCTTCCCCTAGTTGGTTACTTGTTCACTACGAGATAACGGGTTACAACGTCTTCTTGTAACAGTCCATAGCGTAACGCTATCTCTCGCAATACTGGACTCAGTTCCCTAGAAGACATCCACTTGTCGCCGCGCCGTATTTCATAATGCGCTTGACCGCTAGCGTGTAGTTCTTCCTTAATTCCCTCTCTATAAGCCTTAAGGATTTCAATCTGCCGATGCAGATCCCAATACCTATTCTTTAGGGGTGTTCTCAGTTTTTGAAATTCTAGGTGTAAATCCTGAACAGCTTCTTTTATCTTACTGTTCTTAATGTGATCTGTTTTTAATTGATATGCCATTGTTTTTCACCTTTCTGTTTGTTGTGTCGTTTAAGACATATATGTCTTACCATGCAACTTTATACAATGTCAACCAACACAACACAACAAAACACAATAAAATACAAAATAATTCATTCCTTGTGGATAACTTTTTGTCGGTCGGTGTCGGTCGGTGTCGGTCGGTGTCTGTTAGGGGGTTACTTGGCCGCTTTTCTTTTTATGCGAGCGCGGCGCGGCATGGGGCAGGGGTAAGATTCAGGGGTACATGTCGTGCTATGTGTTCTATATATGTTAGTTTCGTAAATTTATTTCCATGTATTTCCGTTCCATAATCCTAGATCCAACTAATTGTGGGCAACTCACAACTGTCCTTCTCCCAAACAAACCAGGCCAAGGCCATCATTCCACCGCCCTTGTACCGGTGTCCATTTTTCATCAACGCTTGTCTGGCGGAGAACACGTGTACACGCACGGGAGGTTTATGTTGAAAAAACTCTTTACGCTTCACGCCTTCAAGAAAGTTTAATTTAAGTAGCAGGGCTGTTTTGTCGGCGTAGTCTGTAAAATGTTCAGCAAATTCTAATGCGTTTTTGTAGGGTGGGTTTGTTATGATGCTGGTGCTATGTTGTCTTTCCATAAGTGCATCGATGCGCGGAATACCGTATCCTCTGTCAACTAAATCTGTGCTGTGAACCTTGTAACCATTTTCGAGTAACACTTTGGATATGTGTCCTTCTCCACAACACGGCTCCCAGATTGAACCTTCAAAAGTTTCCACGGCGAGCAATGCTTGTGTGGCTTCAGTGGGTGTTGCGTAGTAGTCGTCTTTCTGGCGGTCGTTACGACTGTTAAAGCCGACAATTTGTAGGGCTCTCTCCATCTTTTTAATATACCACACCCCCATGTTACTTACAACTTGCCTTAGGAGTCCCAAGCCGCTAAAATTTATTTATGGATAAATTCATTGCAGATGCGGTGTATCTTTGGACACAGTCTTCGGTTCATTGTTCGATACGCATAGATCATTTTTATCGGTTAACGGTTCCTGCTTTTAAGGCTGGCCGTGCCAGGATTATTTATCGTGACAGTTCTCCTCGTTGCCTTTACAGTTGTATGCTGATGGAGAGTGCGGTAGAGGATGGGTATATGGCTGGTACGAGGAAGTTGCAACCTGAAGATTGGTTCTCGAACCGTGGTTCATTATGGGTGGTAGATTTTATTGCACCTTTTGGAGATGCGTATAGTATAGCACGTGAGTTGTATAAGGAATTGGCGGATGAGTTCTCTGATCATGACATTGCGTATTTTCGCCGTGGTGCGAAGGGTGGTCACCGCAGATCGTTTAAGAGGTTAAAGCATGCGTAACATTTCAATACATCCTTGGGATCGTCCTATGTGGACGGATTCTCCGACACCGTTGCATGAGCAGTTTGGCATGACAGCGATGGAAGCACGTCTTGGCCGTTGGTGTTTTAATGGTGACGGTGATGATGGGAATGATGCTGTTGATGATGTAGAGAGAGAAGGTGATTTCAACCCTAACACGGATCTACAAGGCAGAACTGCTGATGATCCTGAGTCTAATCAAGCGGCAGCTGATCGTGCTGATGCTGCCGCAGCCGCTGGTATAACTGATGACTTTGATGCTCTCAGTACGGACGCTCCTGGTCTAACGGCTGAACAAGCAGAAGCCTCTTTTAGTGCCGTTGGAGATCTATCTGATTACTCGACTGCAGATGCGGCACAAGCCGCCACTGATATAGCGGCAGCTAGTGTTTCGGGTAACGTGGCTGATTTGAGCGGGTTTGACACAGCCGCTGTGGATGAAGCGATTGATCAGTTAAATGAGGTAGGTGAAGTCAGCATTGGTTACAACGACCTAGCGGGTTTCAAGGATGAAGATGGTTTTGGAATAGAGTTTGGACCCAAACAAGAGAGTTACTTCGATAGAAAAGAAGACGACATCCAAAGAGCAGATCAAGCTATAGCCAAAGCGATACAAGATAACGCTAAAGCTCAAGGCCGTGATGTAAATGTCAGTGTAGATGCACAAGGTCAGTTTAGCTACACGCCTGGTCCGACAGGCACTCTTGCTGATGTAGCGGCTGTTGCGGGAAGTCAAGTGGCTCAAGGGCTTTCAACCGTGGGAGGTATAGCAACTCCCACAGGACTGGCGATGTCGGCTTTAAACCCAGATATTTTTGATCTTGGTTTGGATTTAGCACCAAAGACCGGAAAGTTTTCTCCCACGACAGCAACGCAGGCGGCTTTGAGCGAGAGGCAAGGTGCCGGTCCTGCCGTTATGGGTCAGGCAGATAATCTTGGTCTTGTAACTGTGACACAGGCAGATGCTAGACCCGAAGTCACCGTTACTGATCTCGTCAGTCCTGAGGTACAAGATCTAATTAATGAAGTGACAATGGAAAGAGCTGAAAGAGATGCCATTGCTCAAACAGATCTTTTTAATGAACTTCAAAGACAAGATTTTGCAAGACAGCAAGAAGAAATTGATCAAGAGGTAGTTTCTCCTCTTTCTACACAAACTGCTGCGGAACGAGAAAAGGCGGATGCCGAACCATCAGCAAGATCATTTGGAATTGCAAGTGGTATTTCTGATCCAATAGCTATGAGCAGTGGAGCAGACAATCTGCTAGCGGAAGATGTCGATCTATTGGGAGGTTTGATAGAGGAGGAAGAAAGTGAACAGACCCCTGTTGTTATAAAGCCGGAGGAAGAAAAAACGCCAACAGATCCGGTTGAACAAATAACACCGCGTCCTTTTGAGATCTTGCCTTTTGCCGCATCGACACCATTTACACCTTCTACTCAGTTTGGTCAGGTTGTTCCTTTTACCAGAAACTTGGAGTATACGAGACCAGGTGGTATAGCTGACCTTCAGCGACAGTTGGCAATACTGAATCGGAGACTCTTCACCTAAGGGGTGTGAACCATGGACCCTTTAACAATTAGCGGTGCTATTGCTGGCATCAAGATGGCTAACAGTGCGTTTGGTGTTATCAAACAAGCGATACAAAATGGTAGAGAAGTTACCGACTGTGCTTCAGCTTTAAGCAAGTGGGTTGCCGGATGTAATGCTGTGCAGAAAGAGCACTCTCAGAAGACATCGCGTCTTGGCGGCAGTGCAAGTGAGAGGGCTGTTGAAACACTTGTACATATGCAAACTATTCAAAGACAGAGAGATGAGCTGCGAGAGTTTTTGCAGTTATATGGTCGTCCTGGATCTTGGGATCAGTTTATTCAACTTGAAAGGGAGTATCGACTTCAGGCAAAGAAGGAACGAGATGACGTTGAGAAAAAGCAAAAGAAAAAACGAGATATAATTATAGCAGGCTTGATTGTTTTATTTATAGCAGGAGTGTTTTCCTTTATTGGTTTTATGCTTTATCTGGTTATAACGGAGGGGAACGTATGAAATTTTTTCTTGTCATCACTTTTTTGTTTGTTACTCCAGTGCCTCCAGATTCTACTAATGCCATTAAAGTTATGTCGTTGAACGGAAAACCTTTGTTTTTTAATGAGATGCAGGAATGCTTTGAACATGCTACCAATAACTATGGGGCTCTTCATGATCTTATTGATTTTGTTTATCCTGGAAGCAAAGGGATTATAACTCAAGTGTCTTGTATTCCTGTTAAGGAGATTAATACATGAAATCTGTTTTAGTTAACAGCGCAAACAATTGAAACTTGTGTTTATGCTTGTCGTTCTTTCATCGTTTAACCACACGTTAAGTGAGGTGCCGTATCGAACCATGGAGGACTGTAGAATTATGGCGCGGTTAGTTAATTTGCCATATATAGCTTCATGTATGCCTAAACTTGTGGATTCAACGATAAAAACATTCGTTGCCGAAGAACCTAAAATAGAGAAGAAATAACCGTGCAACTTGAAACTTTACCAGAAGAAGCACTGAAAGAAATTCTTAATCTTGTTGAGGCTAAGAAAAGAATAGATTTACGGGATAAAGCGCAAGATAATTTTATGTCGTTTGTGCATCACGTCTATGACGGATTTATCGAGGGATATCACCACAGGCTTATTGCAGAGAAGTTAGAGCGAGTGGCGCGGGGTGATTTGAAACGGTTGATTGTTAATATGCCGCCGCGTCATAGTAAATCAGAATTTGCTAGCTATCTTATGCCTGCATGGTTCTTGGGACGTAACCCAAAGCTCAAGATTATCCAAGCAACGCACAACACAGAACTTGCCGTGCGCTTTGGTCGTAAGGTGCGGGATTTAATTAACTCTGATCAGTATATTGATATATTTCCAGACACGGGGCTAAAGGCTGACGACAAGGCGGCGGGGCGTTGGGGAACGTCAAGCGGTGGTGAATACTTTGCCGCTGGTGTTGGTGCGGCGGTTACAGGTCGTGGTGCAGACTTGTTTATTATTGACGATCCGCATTCAGAACAGGATGCTATGTCGGACAATGCTCTTGATCAGGCATTTGAATGGTACACGTCCGGTCCTCGACAACGACTACAGCCTGGTGGTGCGATTATTGTTGTTATGACACGATGGGGACTGACAGACCTGACCGGCAAGTTATTAAAAGCATCAGGTCAGGATGTCATGGCGGATGAATGGGAAGTCGTAGAGTTTCCAGCCATTATGCCTTCTGGCAAACCGTTGTGGCCAGAGTTTTGGAACAAAGATGATCTGTTAAAGGTTAAGGCTTCGTTGCCAGTGTCGAAATGGAATGCACAATGGCAACAGCATCCTGTTGCCGAAGAGGGTGCGATTATTAAAAAAGAATGGTGGCAAACATGGAAGGCTAAAGAAATTCCACCTGTTTCCTATATCATACAAAGTTATGACACAGCATTTAGTAAGAAAGAAACAGCAGACTACTCTGCTATCACCACATGGGGTGTCTTTAAACCAGAGGACGGTGGTCCTGATAACATTATTCTTATGGATGCCAGACGAGGACGTTGGAATTTTCCAGAACTTAAACAGGTAGCGTATGAGGAATACGAATATTGGGATCCTGATATGGTTATTGTTGAGGCCAAGGCTTCGGGTACACCACTTACTGACGAATTAAGATCGACAGGCATACCTGTAATGAACTACACTCCATCAAAAGGTAGAGATAAATTTACGAGGATGCATATGGTTGCTCCTGTTTTTGAATCAGGTATGGTGTGGGCTCCAGAAAAAAAGTTTGCGGATGAACTAATTGAGGAGTGTGCAGCTTTTCCCCATGGTGAACATGACGACTTTTGTGATAGCATGACCATGGCTTTAATTCGTTTTAGGCGAGGTGGGTTTTTAACTCTTGACTCTGATGAGGCTGATGATACGTATGAACCGCGTCAGCGAATTTATTACGGATAGGTATAGATTATGGCGACAAATATAGGATCTTTAATTGATAGTGGCATAGAATCTGTGCCTGGAGAAGTCGTTGAAGTTGAAGAGGCTCCAGATTTTGAGGGTGGTGCTGAAGTTACTATGGACGATGATGGGGGAGCGGTTGTTCAATCCGTCACCGAAACAGAAGTTACTATAGCTGAAGTTCCTCATGACGCTAATTTAGCTGAACTGATTGAAGACCAAGAGTTAGGAGAGATATCATCTCAACTAACATCAATATATGAAGAAGACCTTAGTTCACGATCAGAGTGGGAAGAAGCGTATACCAGAGGTCTTGATCTTCTAGGTATACGTCAAGAAGAACGAGCAGAGCCTTTTCAGGGAGCTTCAGGTGTTACCCATCCTTTAATTTCAGAATCTGTTACACAGTTCCAAGCGCAGGCGTACAAAGAGTTATTGCCTGCTGGTGGTCCAGTTAGAACACAGGTCATAGGTGTATCTAACACAGAAACAGAAGCGCAGGCTTCTCGTGTTAAGAATTACATGAACTATATGATTACG